CAGTGCCAGATCGAGTACATCACCTATCACCACATGATGGTGACCGAGGCGAAGGAGGAGTCATGAGAACTCTGATCTATATCCCCTGCGCTGTGGCCTCAGCCCTAGCGGTGCTGACAACTCCATGGCCAACAGTCGATCAACTCTTCCATCCGTACAACAGTCCACCGATGGAAAGCCTTTTTCTGAACTACAACATCGCTCAATCCGATGAACCTCGCTGATTTCATTCGCAGGGCCAAGCTCTACGCCCTCACGTCACAACAGGCCCACTTCGTTGTGGAGCACAGAGAGAGCTACATGGTGACGACTGAACCAGCCGCCCGAAGTGTGATCCGCTTCGTTGCTACCTACCCCGCCAACCCTTTTCCTCTTCAATACCAATGAACAACCCCGAAAAGCTGATCATCCCCGGCGGTCACGGTGCAAACGCACCCCGCTCGAAGTTTACGACTGAGCAGGTACGGATCATCCGCGAACAACGTGCGGCTGGTGTCAGTGCGATGGAGATCGCGACGATGTATGGCGTCAACGTCACAACGATCCACCGGATCATTTCCGAGCGGACTTATGTGAAGGAAGCCAAGCGTCAGCGGGAAATCGAGACCCGGATCAAGGAGAACACACCGGAGCATGAAAAAACCCCGGTTTCTCAGGCCGGGGTCAAATAACTCGGATTTCTCAGGTCCGAGCTTCTCTCACCAACCACCTCGTAGAGAGTGGTGGTATTGCGGAATTTTAGCTCCGCATCGTGAGAAGACTACCACGTCCTTATCCAAATGAGGACAGGGCTGGCAGGACAGCGCGGGCTTAAGCGTGAAGTTCTCACTGATGAAGCACTCCACTACTCGGACCGGGTGGTGGGGACCACGCAAGAGCTGACCAAGCAGCTCAACCGAGGAGTGCCTCTCTCATGAAAACACAGTGTCCCGTCGAGGAGATGCGGTGGTTCCAGGGGTCGTCATGTCCCAGTCGGCCGCATTTAAGAACTTCAGTCTGTAAGTCCAGCCCTCTTTTTCATCCACTGTTTGTATGCGCCATGCGTTGGGCCAGTCACCTAATCAAGTACGTCCTAATGAAGGACGACTTGTTCCGTGAGATTCACGAACGAACCACGAAGCTAACTCCCAAAAGAAGGGAGCTGCGTACTGTCTGGCAGCGATCCAGATCAGGGAACATCACACCTGAAGAGCGAGCGTATCTAGAGGCGTACACCACACGTCAGATGCGCATCGAATCACTTCAGATCGATTATCTGGAATCCTGCTACCAACAATCCGCTGATCTCAAGTAATGCCACGCCATCAAAATTACGAGCCCTCAACCACATTCGAGCCCAGGGGCCGTGCATTCACGACCTACCTCAAACACACAGGGCAATTACCGAAAGAAGAGGTAAAGGTGCCCGAATGGTCCGAAGAAGAGATCAGGACTAACATTGTCACTAGAAGACGACAATGGGAACGTGTATTACATCAACTCGGTTGATGCTTACAACTTGACTGAAGAGTGGGTTATCGAAAGGATCGTCTACCTATTAGACGGCCTACATGCAGAAGCCGCCGAGTGTTTGGCCAAGGAATGGGGTCTAGATTGGCCAGATATTGACGGTCAAACGAACTAGAACTCGCTAGGCTATCGATGGAAGAGTTGCTCAAGCGGCCTGTCAAAGGGCCGCTTTTTTGTGCCTCATTATGTAAACCTTATTGAAGGCGTTTAAGTTCATCTTTTTTGCAGCCTTAAACCGCATTTACTCAAGATGAGTGGCATTCAGCATCGTTAATCTGAGTATCGCGATGCAGATAACATGCTCCTCCCAGCCATGATGATCAAGACAGAAGCACCACGAATGGACCTATATGTGATCAAGGCGTTGAGTGACCAAGACTTGGCCTCAGCTAACAGCAACTTCGAGCACAGGGGCCTTCCCTACAGGGTTGTACGGCTAGCCAACGAAGCGGCTGCCTGATGTTTGTTTACATGGGATAGGAGCAATCACCACAGTGGAGTACATAACAGACGCTGCTGTACCACTTGCACTTATCCCATCGGCGTTTCGTCACCCCCTTGCACAACAGTACGAGGAGATTGATGAAGACGGTGACCTAGTGCGTTCATACGATGAGTGGGGGCTGGCATCTGTGCTCGCCTACGCCTACACCAAACGTGTTCAGGCAAAAGCTGAGTATTCGTCGATGGAGATGATCATCGGGGAGTGTCTCAAACAATCACGGCACACTCCGACTGAAAACAAGGAGTTGTTCCGCGCAATCAAACGTGAGATCAAAGCTGGTAACGAGGAGCAAGTCCTTGGATATTCAAAGGTTCTTATTTCCAAGATCGGATCAGCCTTGGCCGAACAACACGAAGCCATGGAGGACGAGGAGGACGATGACGAATAACCTGGAACCCAGCGTTGGTGACCAACTTCGTTACGCACAATTCATTAAGGGCATTGAAAGGCTCAACCACGATGAATTGAAAGAGGTAGTCACTGAACTCGCTCGTCTGGCCCTGGTCCTGCAGCCTGCCGCTATCCGGTGGGCCGCCTATGAGGCCGCTCAAAATCTTGGAGGTATGGATGCAAAGACCGGATGGTTTGAATGAGCGCCAGATCCTGGCTGCGCAGGCTTTAGCCAGCGGTTGTTCATGGCGGGATGCTGCACGTCGAGCCAAGTGCTCAGTAGAGACAATTCGTGCATGGCGTAAACAGACGGACTTCAACGAGACCATCTGGCTGTATCAGCAGGAGATCTTCCAGCAATCGTTTGGCGTCACATCAGAGGCGCTACCGATGGCCATCGCAAAGCTGCGCGAGATCGTCGGTAGTGATGATCCTGATGTAAGTGTCGGCGTTAAGGTACAAGCAATCAAGATTTTGATCGACTCGGCGCAGAAGCAATACGAGACGAGAACTATCGAACGCCGCATCGAACAGCTAGAAGGTTATGCAAGGTCGTCTGTTATCGAAGCTCAACCAATTAGAACGATTACACCAGGAGAAGATACAGGCGGAGGAGAAGCGGAAGCTTGAGAACACGGGCGAGCTATTCCGCCCCCGCTTCCCAACCTGTGATGAGTGGTCGAAGTTTGCCCCGCTGACGTGGATCAAGACGTCAGGCACGATCAAACCCTTTAAGCCATTCAAGATTCAGCAGGAGCTGGTGCAGTCGATTTGCGACAACCAGTACACGATCGTTTTGAAGAGCAGGCAGGTGGGCGCGTCGGAGACGGTGTGTTCTTATCTGTTGTGTCGGGCATTAACTGAACCAGGCTTTTCTGCTTGTGTCTTCAGTAAAACAGCAACTGACTCTGGCTCACTGGGTAAACGGATTCGCGCACAAGCGGCGAGTATTGCTGATTCAGGAATCGAGTTCACGACAGAATCAAATAGTGAGCTGTCATTTAAGGGCCTTGGAACGATCTACTTCCTGCCTGCTACGCCTCGTGCAGCTCGTGGAATCCCGAGTGTTTCGGTGGTTGTCTTGGATGAGGCCGCTTTCTTGGACGGCGCAGAACAGATTTTCACCGCAGTCCAACCCACCATGGCGACCCTGGGGGACAAAGGAAAGCTGATCATGATCAGTACGCCCAATGGTTTGGGCAACATGTTCAGCAACCTCTGGCACACAGCAGAGGAGTGGAACAAATTCAAGATCCACTACAGCGACATTCCGATCTACGCGAAAGATCCGAAGTGGGCGGAGAAGACTAAGCGCCGGTCGAAGCTGACTGACCGAGCATTCCGGCAAGAGTATGAGCTGGACTTTGTTGCGTCTGATGCGCAGATCTACCAGCCGGATCTAGTCGAACTGGCCTGCAACGGCGAATGTATCGAGGCCGGATTCATTGGCCGCGAATATGTGATGGCCGTTGACCCTGCAGCAGGTGGTGATGACTTCTGGTGCTCAATCGTGATGGACGTCACCCGTGTTCCATACCGGGTCGTGAACGTCTTCAGAATGCGCCACAAAAGTAGCGATTTTTGCATAAAACAAATTATCGAACAGGCGGAGGACTTCGCTCCTGCAAAAGTAATTATCGAGAAAAACGGTGTTGGCGCAGTGGTTTCGGAGGTTCTGTCGATGAAGCTCGCGAAGTATATGGTCGAGCCCTACAACACCAATAGGCCGAACAAAATTAGCAACACAGACCGTGTCGCTTACCTGCTCGAACGTGAGGAACTAATGCTGCCCCGTGATCCTTTCTTCCAGGAGCTGCTGATGTTCCAACAAATGGATAACGGAGACCGCCGTGCAGGTGAGGGGGCACACGACGACTCCGTTATGGCTTTGGCGTTGGCTTGTTCTGTCGTTGCTACGACACCAACGGCCGACTGGTTGGATATGGTCTAAAACTTGACTTTGGTGCCCAACTTAGCCCCGTAAGCTGTATCCAGATCGCCAGTTGCGAACGACAGTTCCCCGTAGACATCGACCGCAGAATTGAGGGGAATCGATCCACCGACTTTTCCGCTGAGGTCCAGGCTGGTAGAGCCAGTTCCGTCATTAGTAGTGATCATCGGGCCTGCTTGGACATACCAAGAAGTACCGCCTTCAAGAGCGCCTTCGACGCCCACATGTGCATCAGTGGTCACTGCACCAACCTGGCCGCCCAGAACTCCGGTGTTGGCCTCGATATTGATGTATTTGTCGGCTGCATTTGCCGCACCACCCGCGAAGGAGGTCAGCAAAAGGCCAGCAATAACAGCAAGTTTCATGGAAAAAATGTATGGAAGACTACGACAGGTATTTGAAAAGGCCTGGCGTTTAGGTTATTACTCCAGACCTTGATATTACCGAATAAAAAGCACACAAGATCCTGCGCTAAAACCAAATCAGCGTATAAAAATCAATGAACACTGCTCGTCAAGACGAAGTTTGGGAAACCAAGAAGAATGAGGCCCTTGGTGCCGACATCTTTAAGTCTGCTGCTGCTTACAGGGACCGGATGTTGACCAGCATGAAGGACACTGTCTCTGAGTATCTTGACGAGCCGGATGGGTATGAGTTGTTCCGTGCTCATCTACTGCATGCCTGCGTCGATCAACTCAATTACCACAAGGAAAAAGTGGAATTCCTGAATAAAATGATCGCTAATGTGGAGTTAATGAGTTAAGTGCAAGAGTTTGGCTGAAACTTCGGATAACTCTGAAATTAGGGCGGATGGCGTACTGATTAACGCCATCACTGGTCTAGGTACAAAGCGAGATAAAAGCGCCTATTA